AATTGTAGAAAGTATGGATTAGCTACACAAACTGGTTCAACTAAAGTCTTTACACTTCCTGCTGCTGAAACATCTTTAGCTGGCGTTGATTTAATATTAGTCGATAAAGGTGGTACTGCATTAAAAGTATATGTTGTTGCAGGATTTGCAGGAGCAGGTACAAGTTATGATACAGTTGATGTTCCTACTGATGGGTCAGTATTGTGCTATTGTGATGGCTCGAACTGGTATGTTGTCGGAGCTTCACCTGCCGCAACTTGATACTTAAATTAAAAGGAGATAATAATGAGTAGAACAAGATATAAAAAAGGAATTCAGGCTAAGAGAGTTGTTTTAACCTCTGCCGCAGACTATTCTATATCTGTTGCTGAACTGAGAAAGTATGGACTTTTCACCGAAACAGGTGGTTCAAAAACACTCACATTGCCTGCTGCTGAAACATCTTTAGCAGGGGTGGATCTTCTTTGTGCTGATAAAGGTGGCGGAACTTTTAAAGTATTCGCTACAGGTGGTTTTGCTGGAGAAGGCGCTTTAGTAGATACAGTTGATGTTCCTACTAATGGTGCTGTGTTAGTTTATTGTGATGGATCGTACTGGTATGTGGTTGGAGCCACACCGACTAATGCATAATTTGATAATAAGGAGATAAAGATATGAATGAAATCCTTAGACCAAATGGTGCAGGAAACGAAACCAGTGTAACTTCGCAATTTCCAGCTACTACTTATCATTGGGATAAAGTTGATGAGGTTTCTCCAGATGAAGATACTACCTATGTATATACGTCAAACAATGGTTATTTATGCGATGTATATGCAATAGAAAATCCTTCATCTTATGCACCAGGAGACACTATAACAAATGTTCGTGTTACTGCTCGATGTAAAGAAATAACATCAGGCGGTAAAATAAAATTAAGTATAAGAACAAATAGTAATGATTATCTTGGATCAGAGCAAGCGATCACAGATGCTTATGCAGATTATACAGAAGATTGGGCTTTAAACCCTAATACAGGGTTAGGTTGGACAAACTTAGAAGTTGAGACGTTAGAAGCAGGTGTTTCTATAACAAATGATGATGGTAACGCATCTCATAGTACTCAAGTATTTGTCACATTGACTTATACTGAAGGTACAACTACATCTACTTCTACGACAAGTACATCTACTTCTACGACATCTACGACATCTACATCGACGACAAGTACTTCTACATCTACGACATCTACAAGTACTTCGACTACAAGTACAACTACTTCAACGAGTACTACAAGTACAACTACTTCAACATCTACGAGTACAACAAGTACTACGACATCGACTTCTACTACGTCATCTACTTCTACGACAAGTACTACGACATCTACAAGTACGACAAGTACAAGTACTTCAACTACGTCTACAACAAGTACATCTACGACATCTACGACGTTAGATATTAATATTGATAATCAACCTATCATATGTACTACAGTTGGAAAAGTGCCTGGGCAACCTATAAATGTAAAGGCATTTTTCTTCTACGCAAAAAGTGATGGTGATGAAGTCAGAGTTGTTGATGGTTTAAATAAAAGACAAGTATGGAAGGCTACAATAGATGATGTAACATATGGCCACACAGATAAGTTAACTTTTGGCGGCAACATCGGATGTTCATTCACTAATGGACTTTACATTAGGAGCATAACCGCTGGTGCTGCATTATACATTTATAGAGCATAAGGAATTGAAATGAGTATAACTAGAGAGAACTTTAGATCATTATTGAATACGTTTCTAAAAGACGACGCCGAATACCTTGGTGCTGAAGAAAGAGAACGTATGATTACTTCAGGTAAGAAGATATATGATCAAGATAGACCTAGAGAGATTATTAAAGATGATGATTCTCCTGATGGTACGGAATATGATTTCGATTTACCAGATGATTGGTTAGATGGTTTTTCAGTTATATTCCCACCTATAGAATATCCAATTAAATCTAGTGATAGCTGGCAACAGCCACAGTATGTAGATGATAATTCTTGGATAATCTATAAAACAGAAGACGATAGTAAGCTTAGGTTTATCGGGTTTACGCCTGCGAGCGGGTACATCTTTAGGTATACTTACACAGTTCCTCATACTATAAGTGAAACAGTTTGTACAATAAATGAATTTGATTGGGAAGCAGTTTGTCATTTAGCTGCTTCCTTTTGTTTTACTTCTTTAGCTGCAAAATATACACAAATAGAAGAACCTACAATAGAAGCTGATGTTATAGATTATCAGCGTAGGCATGATGAATGTATGGCTTTAGCACAAGGCCACGAAATGTTTTATAGGCAACATATGGGTATAGGACAAGATAAGAAACTTACCCGTACTGGTGCTCAAGCAACACACGATTTAGATATAGGATATTCCTATGGGGCGAGTTATTTAACACACCCTAATAGGTCACGTTGATATAGCAGTACAAAACGTCAGGCGTCGCATAAATACATCCCTGACGACTAAATAAAAGGCGACGACTAAAAGGAGTTAGAATGAGTTTAGCTACTGTACGAACAGAGGTAAAAACCTTATTAGTTGCTACTGATGATATTGAGAATGTTTATGATTATCGTCGTTATACACGTGACTACGCTACATATAAGGATCTATTCAAAGAAGGCTCACATATAAATACTTGGGAAATTACAAGACCTACCTTTACTAGACTTGTTCATGGTTCTGATGCTATTGAAAGAGTTGTCCATGATTTTCTTATTCGCGGGTTTTATTCATTAGATGATAAAGCAGGTAGTGAAAAAGTTTTTCAAGACTTAGTTGAAACAGTATGTCAGATATTCAGAGATAAGCCTACATTAGAAGGGTACGCTGAAGTTGTTAAATATCCTATAGTAGGGAGGGTCTATGAATCAATGTTTGGAAGTGTTCTTTGTCATATTGGAGAGATCGAAGTGCATATTCAGGAACGCATTGCATTCGGTTGATTTTGCGAATGCGATTTTTTCCTGCACAGCCTTGGTATTAGGAATATACCTATGGCTTGTTAGAAAAAGTATAAAATAAAACCGGAGGTGTAAGATGGGTGGATTGATCAAAAGAAGGTCGCAGGTCGCAGGTGAAGTAGAAGGTACTAAAGGCACTGCTGAAACATTAACTTCAGCACATGCTAAGATTTTAGCTTATGAACCTACTTTAAATTTTAATACAACACAATTTAAAAGAGATCCGTATAGAAAGACTTTATCAAGAATGTATTCAGAACCCGGTCAAAAGCCAGGTGAGATGACATTTCGATGTGAGCTTATGGGACCTCCTTTCGCTAATATAGGCACATCACCTACTTGCGGGAACTATCTACGTGGTTGCGGTTTCGCTGAAGCAGCTACAGGTGGTACAAGCACTGTATACACTCCTGTATCTACTGATTGGGAGACTATAACAGTACAGAAGATGGATGATGGTATATTGAAGAAGTTATGTGGTTGCATGGGTAATGTAAGATTCATATTTACAGTCGGCGAGCCTATAATGTGTGAGTTTACTTTTTATGGTAAACAGTCATCTCATTCAGATGCATCATTATTATCACCGAGCTATCCAGCTGAGAAACCATTAATTTTCCAAAATGCTACAGTAACTATCCTAGGCGACGTGTTGATATTGAATACACTTGAATTAGATATGCAGAATACTATATCTATGCTACCTAAACCAAGTGATTCAACTGGTATAAGCTATGGTCAGATTGTAAGCAGAGATCCTGTTATATCATTCGATCCTGATTTAGAATTAGTTGCTACTCATGATTTCTTCAGCAAATTGAATTCTACAACTGAAGCGGCGATTAGCATTGTAATGACCGCACCAGATTATACTCAATGTACATTTGCATTACCTAAGTGTAGATATACAGCATTAGGTGAAGCAGATAGAGATGGTATCAGTACTTTAGCAGCAACATTAGAAGTTGATATGAGTAGTGGGGATGATGAAGTTACATTGACCTTTGCAGGCACGACGCCTACATCTATTAGCACTACGAGTACTTCAACTACAAGTACTTCTACAACAAGTACAACCAGTACAACTGCATAAGGGAGATTGAATGGTTGAACTAGATTTTAACATTGAGAGTGATGTTGATTTTACTTTTTTCCATAAGCTAAAGCTTGATACTCCTTTAAGTAATATCGCTATGGCAGTACAAAGAGATATTCAAAGAAACTTACGCCAAAGCAGAACAGCTAAAGGGCCTTATATGAAAAAGTTAGCTAAGAAAACTATCAATGCAAAAGCTAAATTGAATGTTGCGACGCCGTCAAAACCTTTAATGCGGTTTAGAAATATGTATAAAAACGTAAGGGTACATAAGGTATCTCATAATTTTTGGCAAGTTGATTTTGCTACAAGCGAATCTAATGATAAAGCATATTATCATAATGTAGCAGGAGCAAGTAAAGCAAAAGTAAAACGTCCATTTTTCGGCGTGTCTAAAAAAAGAGAACTATGGGCAATGAATTATCTGCAATCTTGGTTCAGAAATAAGTTAAGGGCCGGCAGGTATAAACAGTACGGAACTGTACTGAAATAATTAACCAAGGAGGTTTACCATGATTAACCCTATTGCTTTAGGAGAAACAGTAGAGTTTATCTTACCGCAGGACAAGAAAGATCCAACTGTGTGGTTGCTAGGAGCAATCGATTCCATTTTAAAAACAAAGCTAGAGAGTAGCTTTATGGACATTAGTTTTGTAGATGGTAAAGTAAGTAGTCTTGTACCTAAAGTACCTTTACTTGAACAAAACAACAAAATAGTTCAGTTCGGTTTAAAAGGATTTAAGAACTTTATTTTAAATGGTAAAGAAGTGCCATGCAAACTAGAGAAGCTTAAATTCGCTGGATTAGAGTTAGAGATTATGTCAGAGGAAACTATTAAGTATATTCCGAGAAACGTAATTGTAGAGTTAGCAAATGAGATCTGGAAAGAAAACCAAGTTTCAGAGGAAGAAGAAAAAAACTAAGAGTGGCGATTGAAGTTTCTAAGTTAAACCTTGATTGCCGTAAATGCACAAAGGAGCAGAAGAAATGGAGAGGTTGCGAAGGCGGAGCAAAACAAC